TTAGACGGTTGGAAGTTTGACTTTCAACCTAGCATCTTTGATAGAGATTGCACATACATTTGGTGCTCGATTAATCCTATTAACGACCTAGTGTATGGTTATGGAGGAGTAAAATTGTTTTCCAAGAAGAAATTACTCCGTGCCAGGAAGTGGACAAAACTAGATATGTCTACAACGGTATCCAAAAAAATAAAGATTATGCCGGAGACTAGCAATTACACTAATTTTAACACAGATGATTATTCTACTTGGCGTAGTGCATTTCGTGAGTGTGTTAAACTGTCCTATCATACACTTAACAACCCGAAAGATGTTGAAAGCGCAGATCGATTGAGCAAATGGTTAAATGTTGGAGAAACTCGAAACTATGGCATCACTGCATTAGATGCGGCTGATCAAGCGGTAGCATTTACCAAGCAATATATGCTACAATATGATGTCCTTCTGCAAATTAACAACGACAGCTGGCTAAAAGAACAATACAACAAACACAGGGGATTATAATGACCACCGGCGACATCGATAGAATTAAAAAGATTATACCTATAATGAACGAGGTCAGCCCGACCTTTTGTTTGGCCAAGTGGCATCATACAACACTATATTTGCAAACAGGAGAAACACACAGTTGTTATCATCCTGCTCCTCATACTGTGCCTCTTGCAGAAATTAAACAGAACCCTAGCGCCCTACACAATACTAACCATAAGAAACAAGAACGCAAAGAAATGTTAGAAGGTATTCAAACAGAAGGATGCCAGTATTGTTGGAATATCGAAAACATGGGCGAAAATTATGTTAGTGATAGACATATTAGAACTGCCAGTATCATGACTGAAGAACGATATAATCAGGCTGTTAAGGGACCTTGGGACCAAAACATTAATCCCGAATACATAGAGATTAGTTTTGGCAACGAGTGCAACTTTAAGTGCGGCTATTGTCATCCTAAAGCCAGCAGTCGTTTTTACAATGAAATAAAAAGCTACGGTCCTGTAGAATCTGTGGTAAATCACAGGTGTGATATTGACTGGTTAAAGATATATGAACGAGAAGAAGAAAATCCCTATGTTGATGCATGGTGGGCCTGGTGGCCAGAGGTGCGTAAGACTTTAAACATTCTTCGTATTACAGGTGGCGAGCCGTTGATGCACAAGAGCACATGGAAACTTCTCGAAAGTCTTAAACAAGAACCCATGCCGCATATGGAATTAAATCTAAACAGTAACCTGGGATGCAAACCTGGACTAGTTGACAAGCTCATCGACAACGTTAATTTCTTATTAGAAAAAGAACACATCCGTAGATTTAAATTGTTTACCAGTATTGATACTTGGGGACCTCGAGCAGAGTATATTCGCACAGGATTAGATTTAAAAACTTGGGAAAGAAACTTAGATGCTTATCTAATAGGCACCGGACATCCTATTAGTTTTATGATTACGTTTAATATTTTAAGTGTAACAACTTTTAAAGGTCTCTTAGAAAAAATCTTAGAGTGGCGCAAAAAATATGGATGGTATCCACATTTGAAAGAACATCGTGTGAGGTTTGATACACCCTATTTGAAAGAGCCATTACAGTATGATATGAATATTCTTCCTAAAGATGAGTTCATGCCATATATGGAAGAATCACTAGAGTTCATGAAGCAAAATGTAGACAACGAAGCAGCAGATAAATTCACTGAAATGGAATACGAAAAATTCCGTAGAGTTGTTGATTATATGAGAAACACAGTTTACGATGCAGACCGTATTGAACAAGGTAGAAAAGATTTTTACAATTGGTTTACAGAATTAGACCTAAGAAGAGGCACAGACTTTCTTGCAACATTTCCCGAAATGAAAAATTTCTACAAAGGTGGTAATGAATAAAAAAACATTTTGCATCCTGCCCTGGGTGCATGTTTATACCGCTCCGACAGGGGAAGCATTACCCTGCTGTGTTGCAGATCCTGCATATCTAATAGGCAACTCTAATTCTATGTCAATAGAAGAATTAGTTAATGCCCCAGCTATGAAGAAGTTAAGGATTGACATGCTTAAAGGTGTAGAAAACCCTTTATGCAGTCGATGCTATCATCATGAACGTCTAACAGGATCAAGTCCCAGAGATAATGCCAAAGCTACGTTAGAATCTTATTTTGAAAACTCTAAAATCAATTACGATGATAAAGTATCTGAGTTAATTGCCAACACAGATGTCGACGGAACACTACATGATTTTAAGATGTATTATTTTGATATAAGATTTAATAATATTTGTAATTTCAAATGTAGAACCTGTAATGCTGATTTTAGCAGTCAATGGGAACAAGAAGATATAAAAGAAAATATTATTCAAGATCGTCGTATATCAAAAAATAATAGTAATGCACTAATAGACGATATTAAAAAACATGTGCCCTACTTCGGACATGTATATTTTGCCGGCGGTGAACCACTTATTACCGAAGAGCATTATCTTATACTAGAAGAAATGATTCGACAAAAGAAAACAGATATCACTATTAGATACAGCACCAATATTAGTAATTTAAAATTTAAAAACAAAGACCTAATGTCATTGTGGAAGCATTTTGATAATATTGATGTATATGCTAGTATTGATCATTATGGAAAAAAAGCAGAATATATTAGACACGGCACTGATTGGTCAGTAGTTGAAAATAATTTTAAAGTGTTAAAGGCTGCACCAAACATTAACCTGCAAATTAATACAGTTGTTAGTGTATTTAACATACTGTCTTTAAATGAATTTTACGAGTATCTATACAAAACCAATTTGTATACTCCTACAGATAATACTAACACAATATTTCCAATGATCACTCCTCCCGAGTTTAGCGGATTAATATTACCTAGAGAATATAAAGAGCGAGCAATAGAAGAAATTAGTAAACTTGCAGGCAACATGCATGTTCGAAATTATTCAGAGTCTGCGATAAAAAGTGTTATTGAGCTGTTGCGTTGGATCTATTCTGAAAACACCTGGGATCAGTATAAAGAAACATTTAAACTTGAAGTCAATCGAATTGATAGAATACGAGGTGAGGACTTTGAAAAAACATTCCCTGAATTAGCAGGATTATTGGATTATGAATAAAGATCATTTATTAAACGAAAGCAAAGTGTTTTGTATGTTCCCTTGGGTGCATCTTAATGTAACTCCCAAAGGTGATATCTATCCTTGTTGTAGCAATAACTATACTGAACCGTTTGGCAATACTAAAAACACGTCATTGAAAGATGCATTTAATAATCCGCAAATGAAACAGATTAGATTGAACATGTTAAACGATACTCCTAGTAAAATATGTGAGTTTTGTTATAAGCATGAACAAGCCGGTCCTTATAGTTTTAGAAATTACAGTAAAGAGCACTTTGCAAACCACTTTGATGAAATAGTGCCTACTACGAAAGAAGATGGCACAGTAGATGATTTTAAAATGCGTTACTTTGATATTCGATTTAGCAATATCTGTAATTTTAAATGCAGGACATGTGGCAGTGAGTTTAGCAGCCAATGGGGTGCAGAAATGCGTAAACATCACGATAAGAATCATCCAATCATTATTCATGCAGATGAAAAAGGTAACTTATTACAGGAAGTATTGGATCAAGTGGAACACATTGATCTTGCATACTTTGCAGGCGGTGAACCATTAATTACAGACGAGCACTATGTTATTTTAGAAGAGATGATTCGTAAGGGCAGAACTGATATTACGTTACGCTACAATACAAATGCCAGTAATATCAAATACAAGGACTACGATCTATTGGACCTGTGGAAACATTTTAAAAAGGTCGAACTAAGTTGCAGTTTAGATCATTATGGTGCAAGAGCAGAATGGTTACGACATGGCACCGATTGGGAAAAAGTAGAAAATAATCTACAGGAGTTTAGGAAATTAGATTATGTGCATTTTCAAATTAATACAGTGTTTAGCATATTCAATTATATGACTATCGGTGAGTTCTTTGATTATCTAATATCCAAAAACTTAGTTAGAGAGAATGATTGGTATAACA